TAATTGGCACCACGTTATTATCGTCGCTTTTTACTACCTTTAGCATTTTGCACTCCTAAGTCAGTGGCCTTGCCTATCGCCCCACGAGTTGGCCGGCGCTTGTTGGAAGGATCTGCTTTGCTGCTTTGCTGCGAAGCCTCGGAGCTTTCTTTTGTCTTGGATTCGTCAACTGGCGTTAAATTGTTAAATGCTTGAACTATCACTTCCGGCATCGGAATTTGATTGGAGCGAGTGGCAATAAAATGATCCGTCCAAAGATTCAACAACGCTTTGCCTTCCTTGCCGAGATCGCGATAGAACAAAAGCAGCCGGGTTTCCCGGGGCGATCGCGGCGATAGCTCATCAATCATAGTAGGGCGCGCATAAGATGTGCCGCGCTGAACTAGCCCCATCGATTCCAATTCTTTCGCCAGACGCGGGCTAAAGTCGCTTATTGAGCAAAGCAAACCTTTTGCGAAGCGTGCGGCTGCGATCAAATTCAATGCGATGCGGCCGCTAAGATACTGGTAAACCACTTGCTGCGAATTCAGATCATTCTCTTGCGCAAAACTTTCCTGGCTAAAATCGAATTCTCGTTTGCGCGCTTCGAAAATCGCTCTCAAACGTTCCGCTTCTTTAATGAATTCGATGTTTTTTTGCGGGCGCTGATGTGATTCTCTCATATGGGTTTTCTCAGGTTATGGTATGGAAATTATAAGCGAGGCTATTAAATTAGTAAATAGCTTTACTCTTGACTAAGATCAATAGCGCGGCTAGCATGAATTGCATGGCTCAAGAAAAGCACGAAAAGTTAGCGGCATACCTGGTCGACCAAAAGCTGTCGCAGGAAGCCTTTGCGAAAATGCTGGGCGTCTCGCAAGGGGCGGTCCATCAATGGCTGACGCTGGAAACAAAGATTACCGCCGAGCGCGCGGTGCAAATCGAGGCGGCTACGAATGGCAAGCTAACGCGTTACGATTGCCGGCCGGATTTGTTTTATCCGATGACTGCCGTTGGATGACGGCCTTCGGTGAAAATTTACTATCCTATCCCCCCATAGCCCGGCACGCGTTAGCGTTGCCCGGGCATTTTTTTAAGGGTAAGCGTGCCGCATACGTTAGGGCAAAAACGAGCCTTTGCCGCGTATCGCCAGAAAAAGGCGATCTCGCTGAAAGCCAGGCTGCGCCGGCTATGGGCGCGCCTATGCGCAAACTGCAATAAGTCCGGTAACAAGTAAATACATCGAGGTTTCAAATTGGCTGTCTCGCTGGACGATGTTTTGCGGCAGATGGAGGAGGCCGGCGTCGGCGGTTTATCCGCGCAGGAATTACTTGCGGACGGCCGTTATCATCGCTTCCGGCCGGAAGGCGAGCGCAAGAAAAAGAAATCGGGCTGGTACAAGCTCTTTTCCATTCTTACCAGCAGCGGGCGCGAAGTGATCGTAGGGGCTTATGGGCGCGGGCCGGATACCTTCAAGGTGCGCCCGTCGCAAAACGAATGGACCGTCGAGGAGCGCGAAGAATTCAAGCGGCGGCATGAGGAGAAGCAGCGCGAGCTGGATAAGGAGCGCGCGCTAGAAGCGGACGAAGCGGCGAAGCGCGCGCTGAAGCTGTGGGATAAATTCAAAGATCGCATCGGCGCCGCGCCCTACTTGCGCAAGAAGAATGTTAAGCCGTTCGGCTTGCGCTTTGGGCCGCGCAATTCGGTAATGGTGCCGGTGCGCAATGCCGCCGGCGAGATACGCGCCACGCAATGGATCAATGAGGATGGGTCATCGAAGCGCTTTACCACCGGCGCGGAAATAGCCGGTAATTTCCATTTAATCGGCCAGCCGAAAGATGAGGGCTGGCTACCGATCGGCGAGGGCTACGCAACGTGCGCTAGCGTGCATATGGCTACCGGCCTGCCGATCGTGGTTGCTTTCGATGCGGGCAATCTGGTGAAGGTAGCGCAGGTCTTCCGCGATCTCTATCCGAAGGCGCGAATCCTCATTCTGGGCGATGACGATCGCCATTTCTTGCGCAGATTGGATGAAAGGCTAGCGAAGTTTGACGTGCATGAGCGCGTGCCGCAAAACGGGCTTTGGCATCAATATCAGACGCCGGCGGGAGAAGTCGCGGTAAGGATGCGCTGGGCTACTAGCAATCTGGCTATTCCGTTTCTTGAGGGCGATATTCAATTCGCCGAGAAAACCCTATCGCTGACTATCGAGAATGCCGGCCGCGCCAAGGCGATTATGGCGGCGCGCAAGGTCAAGGGTGAGGTGATTTTCCCGAGCTTCAGCGATGCCTCTACCGGCACCGACTTTAACGATTTGCATGCAGAGAACGGCCTCGAGGAGGTGCGTAAGCAAATTGAATCCGCGCTCGCCGCGTTCTCTACCAAGGGTAGCAACGCGGCAAAAAAAGAGTATGTATTTAGCGATCCGGAATTTCAGCAAATGCTGAAACATTGCGTGCTGATTTATCCGACCAGCACCATCTGGGACGGCCGCAGCCGTCAAATCGCGCGCATCGAGGCGCTGAGATTTCGCGCGAAATGGCTTACCGAGGAATGGCTCGGGCATCCGCTCCGGCGGATGATTCTCGATCGCAATCTAGTGTTTGATCCGACCAACACTTGCGATCCGGCGGTATGTGTCAATCTATTCGATGGTTTTCCGATTGAACCGGATTCGGGCAAGCCTTGCCATTTGATTGTCGAGCATATTCGCGATTTGTGCGGCGGCGATGCGGGCTTATTCGATTGGGTTTGTAAATGGCTCGCCTATCCGCTGCAAAAGCCTGGCGCGAAAATGCGCACGGCGATTGTTCTGCATGGCCGCATGGAAGGCAGCGGCAAGTCGATGATCTTTGATGTGATGCGCTCCGTCTACGGGCGCTATGCGAAGAAAGTTTCACAGCGGCAATTGCAAAGCGAGTTTACCGCCTGGATGTCGCAATTGCTGTTTTGCGTGGCCGAGGAAGTGGTAACGGCGCATGACAAGTATGAATATGCCGGCTTGCTGCGCAATTTAATCACCGATCCTACCGTACAGATTAACGAAAAAAATCTGCCTTTGCGGGAGGAGCAAAACTTTGCGAATTTTGTGTTTCTCTCTAATCACCTCATGCCGCTGGTGCTGCAAGAGCATGATCGGCGTTATACGGTCATCTATTACGACGGCGAGCATAAGCCCGCCTATTTTGAACGCCTTGGCGCGGAAATGGATGCCGGCGGCGCCGCCGGATTCCTGCATTGGCTACTGAATTATCCGCTGGATGGTTTCAATCAGTACACGCGGCCTTATGAGAACAAAGCGAGAAAAGAGCTGGTCGCGCTAGGGATGCCCGCAGAGCAGCGGTTTTACTCGCTATGGCGGGCCGGTGAATTGCCGGTGCCCTTTGCTCCGTGCCGCGCCTGCGATTTGTATCGCGCCTTTACGATCTGGTGCCGGCATAACGGCGAGCGATTCATTCCTACGAGCACTGCCTTTGGTACGGCGATCGGAAAGCGCGAGTTTAAGACCAAGAAGCGCACCTATGTGCTCGATAACGAGATGAAGACTAGCAATGCATGGCGCGGATTCATGTATTTGCCGGGTAGCAATGCGCAGGAATTCTATGCCGACGAGGGCGACGAAAAACTGGCGCGCCAGTGCCAAGTATTCCAGCGGGCGCTGGACGCAATGATCGAGGAAGGCGGGATATGAGCGCGGGCATAGTTGGGGCACAGTTCGGGCACAGTTTTTCGGCTAACTGTGCCCGGCGGAAAATCAATAGGGGCGCGGGTTTCCGCGTTTCTGGGCACAGTGGGCACAGTTCGCAGCATGCCTATGCGTGCGCGTGTAGGCGCGTGTACGTGCGTATAGGCGTGCGCGGGCACGCAGGCGTGCGCGCGCGGCGATCGCTGTAACTATGCCCACTGTGCCCAGCAAAGAAACGGATTATGTATCTGATTGATGATAGGGACGATTTTCAACAGAGATCGCGGGCACAGTTAGAAAACAACTCTGCCCAAACTGTGCCCACTGTGCCCGCATCGGCGGCGGTAATCGTGCCCGAGGAAGTAAAGCGCGCCTTTCGGCTCGCCGTGGCGCATTACCAATGCCCGGCGGACGAAATACCGATCCTGCGCGCGCTACTGCGAGCGGATTTGGAAAATGCGGTGCGTTGCTATTTGGCGCTTGAGGCGGAGCTGCTGGGATGCGCGAAAGGCATCAATGAGCGGATACGGGCGGTGATTGCGGAAACGAAGGACGCTTGAATGGTAGCGATTAGCATAAAGACGAATTTCCCGCAGATAGGCACGCAATTGAAGGCGCTTGGCGATGATATCGCTACCAAGGCCGTGATATCGGCGATTAATAAAACGATCGCGCAAGGGCGCACTGCGATGATTCGCGCGATTACCGACGAGTTTGCAATTAAGGCGGGGGATGTAAGGCCGCAAATCCTGATCACGCGAGCACGTTTTATTAAGCGCGCGCAGGAAGCCTCGGCAACGCTTGAGGCATTCGGCCGGCGGCGCGGGCGCCGCGCGCGAAACGTCATCCTATTCGCGGCAAAGCAAATAATCGGCAAGCAAAGAAAGCGCGTGCGATTCAAGACTGCGCGTGGCTGGATAACGAAGGATGTGCCGATTGGCGGCGGCGTTTCGGTCCTTATCAAGCGTGCCGGCGGACGCAAATTGATCGCCGGTGCATTCATCGCGAATAAAGGGCGCACGGTATTTATCCGCAAGCCGGGCGGCGGGCGAGCGATAAGCCCAGTAGAAACGATCGATGTTCCGCAAATGTTTAACACGCGGCGCTTGAATGAGCAGGTGCGGCAAATCATTGAGCAACGGTTTCCGCGCATTTTTGAGAGCGAGGCGCGATATTTCGTTAGCAAATTCTCCGGACGCTAAGGAGAAACGGATTCCAATGGGCGAGGTAAGAACGCGGATTCGCTTTAGATGGACCTGCAGTGATCGCATCCATCATCGGCATCGATGGCGCTGGTCTGCCTCGCTTTGCTGCCGCGTGCAACGACGGCTATTTATCTTAATGAGGAGAGTGAAAATGTACGCATTCAAATTTGAATTAGGTCAAATAGCGGTGATTGCTGAAAGCGGCGAAAAAGGAAAGGTCGTCGCGCGAGCCGAATATTTGGAGTGCCCGCCGTCCTATCTTATGCGCTATCAGCAAGCCACAGGCAGCGCTGTCGAAATATGGTGGACCGAGGCGGCGCTTCGTGCCCCAGAAAAGCCGAGTCTAGCGTGAGCCATTTCAAGTATGCGCTGAATGCGCAAGTATTCATTATCGCGAGCGGCGAGCAAGGCGCGATTATCGGCCGGGCCGAATATGGCACCGTTGAGCCGGAATATTTGGTCCGGTACCGGCGGCGACCTGGCGGTAATAGCGTCGAAAGTTGGCTCACTGAATCTGCGCTTCGAATGCGCGAAGCGAAGGAGTAACGATCGCATGAGGAATACTTATGAAGTGATAGCGAATCTAGAGATGGCGGTTAATGAAGCGGCCCGGGATTTACCGGAACAATGGATTCTTCGCTTGAATGTTGAGCGCGGTGCCGCATGGATTGAGTTAATAACGCCCACTTGCAATGTATTCGGCAATATCGACATGCCCGACGCTACCCTTGCTGAAACGATTAAGGAAGCGGTGGCGTTAGCCATCCAGGCCGCACACGAGGTGGCAGCAACGCAATCTAAATAGAGCGCAACGGAGACTGACTAAATGATGGATAGGCCGGATCGTAGAGAACAGTTTAAGGATGTGCCCTGGAAGCAAGGGCGGCTATTGCTGACGTTGCAGACCATGAAATGGCCGCAGGCCGAGCGCGATCGGATTGATGCAATCGAGCGGCGCACGGCCTTTGCATACTTCAAGGAAGTGGATGAAGGCCGCAGTCGGCAATATGTATTCATCTATGACAGCAAGGAAGAATGCGCGCAGGCGATCGCGGCGCACAATCGGGCGCGAGCAAAAAGGTACTTCCGGCGGCCTTCCCTCGCGGCGCGAAACGA